CTTGCTACACTAGATCAAGCTTTTGAATTAATGAGAAGAGGTAAATCACCTGATGAAATTTTATCAATACTTAAAAATATAACAGACAGAACTAAACAAGCTTCAGGTGGCTTAAGTTATTTATCGGGGTTTTAAATGGACATAGGCAAATATAAAAAGGCCATGCGTCCTAAGAAATACTTGGACGGTGATTTCGTTGTTTATGATCCCTCGCTACCAGACCCTAGCGACGTGCAGCTAGAAACTAGAGACACGTTTGCAATTGGTGGTGGAGTCATCGAAGGAAATGATTTAGGAACGAGAGAAGGGTTTTACAAATCTGAATTAGTTAATCATCCAAAAGGTAAATATAGAGTTCAATTTTCTTATAATCAAGATTATGGAGATCCCAGATTTAAAGGAGTTCAATACGGAACAAAAAAAGAAATAGAAGATTTAATTAAAGAAAGAAGTATAATTGCTAAAGAATCTTATGCTTCAGGGGTAGATAAAGCAAAACAAATACAAATAGATAAAAAAAATAAATTAATAAAAGACACTATAGATTCCTTTATTGAAAAAGGAGATTATGAAAATTTTAAAACCAAACCTTATAAATCACAATTAAAAACAAAACTACCTTCAGGTCAATTAAGACAAAGCACAGGGGGAAGAGTTAATCCTAAAACATATCAATACATAAGGGACATGTTAGACGCCGGTGATTTTGAAAACCTTTCTAAAATTACAGGCAGATCAGAAGAAGAGTTAATTGAATTTAATAAAAAACTTCCAGAAAAAGGAGCAGTTGATATAGAAAAAAGATCAACTGCAGCAAAAGAATCTTGGCCAGAAGAAAGAAAACTCACTGAAAAAGAGAAAAAAGAAACTGAAAAGAAAATTCAAGCTAAAAGAAAAGATAGATTAGAAAAAACTACAGGTAAAGCTAAATTTATAAAAGGAAAAGGCGATTTTCAATTTCATCACATAAAACAAATAGGTGGAGAAGTTCCATTAACTGAAAGTGATTTAAAAGTTATTGATAAATATATGAACTCTAGACTAGCACCTTACAATAAAAAATTAAATGATATTGCAGATGCAATATCAACTAACATTACTGCATCTTTTGATGCACTAAACTCACAAAGAGAAGGAGATAGTTTAAAATATTTAAAAAGAGTTGATGAATTAAATGATCAAGCAGAACAACTTGTAAAAAAAGCTACAAAAGAATTACCTAAAGAGTTTAAACCCTTAATAGGTTTTAATAAATTTTATGCAAGAACAGACGAATATGGTTTACCTTTAGATGATGTAGTTAGAGTAGAAAGAATAGGAGGAGGCACCAAACAAGGTCAGTTTGAAAAACCTTTAACACAATATTCAAGAAAAGAGGTAGCTGAATTACAAAACAAAATAAATCAAGAAGCGGATAAATTAAAGCTTGAACAAAAGTTACAAGAGAATCCAGGATTGGTTGAACCAATTAAAAATAGTGGATTTAAGTGTAGAAGAGAAGTTGGAGGTAAAGTTGATTTAGAGTGTCTAGCAAATGATGTGTTTAAAGAACAAGAGAAATTAAAAACAGGAACAGATTTACAGAAAAAATCTGCAGCAAATAAATTTAAAAACGCAGCTAAAAATATTACTAAAAATGTAGGTAAAGCAAGAGCAGGTACCTTAGCTGCATTAGGAGGTCCTGTTGGTCTTGCAATAGAAGGTGGTATTGAAGGACTGTTAATTGGTTGGGATATGTTAATTAATGATAAACCTTTTAAAGAAGCTTGGGCAGATAATACAATTTTCTTAGGAGGAATGTTTAGTTCTAAATCTGGTGAAGATATGAGACAAGAAATAATTGTTGGTGATGATCCTTTAGCTCAAGAATATTACAACGCAAAACAAAAATTAGATCAATATGATAAATTACAAAAAGATTATCAAAATTCAATTGGTACAGATTTTGAAGAACAACAATATATTAAATTTAAAAATTATGAAGAATCTATTAAAGATGAGATACCTGAACTTATACAAGTATTAAAACCAGGAACTGAGCAGCAACAAGCTTACATGAAAAGCGAGCTAGAATTTAGAAAGAAAAGAGCAGGAGCTAAATATGATAAAGCTTTAGGTATGTCAGAGGATGATCCATTATCAGAAGGAGATCCATATGCAACAGAGCAAGCTAAACAAAGAGAATTGTCTGAAGTTGAAGAGGAAGTAAGAGGACAGTACGGAAAAACATTTGAAGATTTTAAAAAAGAAGTTGGTCCATTAATTTATGATCAAATTTCAAAATATTATGGACGAGAAATAAAACCGGGAATGTATGTTGAGTACGATAAAGACGTAGATGATGTATTGTTAAAACAATACGAAAAGGATCTTCCTTTCTTTAAAGAAAATATAAATACTGAAGAACAATTTCCTTTCTATGCAGCGTATGCAGGAGGAGGACGAGTAGGATTCAAAGATGGTGGAAGCGGAATGACAAGAAGAGGATTCTTAAAAGTAATAGGAGCACTAGCATCTTCTATCGCTGCAGCTAAAAGTGGTTTTGTTAAATTTGCAGGTAAAGAAGCAGCAAAGGAAGTTGTTACAACTCCAAACATAGCTGGCAAACCAGAATGGTTTGATGCAGTTGTTAATAAAATTATAAAAGAAGGAGCAGATCTTACAAAACAATTTGCAACTAAGGAAAGAGAACTTGTTCACGTTCAAAAATTAGGAGAACAGGAAGGAGCTAGAGTTGTTAGGGATTTAGAAACAGGTGCAATTAGATTAGATTATGATTCACCAACAAATATGGGTCAAGACACAATATCTTTTACTTATAAACCAGGATATATTCAAGAAGACGGAACTAAAGTAGGTCCATACTTTCAAGCTTCAGAAGCAGAACCTAGAGGAATTAGAATGGGCCCAGATGATTATGATATAGAGTTTGATGGGGAGAATGTTGTAGACGCAATTGAAGATTTAAACTCTGATGTTTCTACTTTAAAGCAATACGGAACCGGTAAATTAGATGAAAAAGATTTAAAGGTAAGAAAAATTAAAAATGAAAAAGTAGCTAAAATTAATGAGGATCAAACTGAACAAGCAAGTTATTTAGAAAATAAATATGGAATGACTGCAGATGATGCTAATGATTATGATTTAAATTATCAGGATTATTCTGATTATGACTAATACACCATATAAATATGGGAAGAAGAGTGGCCCACCACCAAAATCAGGTCCCAACCCACAAGGCTTGAATTTATTATATAATACTGTTAAAACAGTCAAACAATCTGGAGAAAAAAATAATGGCAGATATAGACAAGGCGCTACCAAACATAAAAGAACAACCTGAAGAAACAACTGAAGATTTAGCAGTTGAGATGTCAGATGAAATGGAACAGGTAAAGCCTGGTGAAACTGAAATTACAGAAATGGAAGATGGATCAGTTGAAGTTGATTTTGATCCTAGTGCATTAGCAGAATCAGACGCAACAGATTTTGGAGCTAACTTAGCTGACTTTGTTGAAGAACAAGAATTAGCTTATTTAGGTTCAACACTTTTTCAAAATTATCAAGACTATAAAAATTCTAGAAAAGATTGGGAAAAAACTTATACCAATGGTTTAGAACTTTTAGGATTCAAATACGAAAACAGAACAGAACCTTTCTCAGGTGCTAGTGGTGCAACTCACCCAGTTCTTGCTGAAGCAGTTACTCAGTTTCAAGCACTTGCTTATAAAGAATTACTTCCAGCAAGTGGACCGGTACGAACACAAGTTGTAGGAGTTCAAACACCAGAAAAAACTCAACAAGCAAATCGTGTAAAAGATTACATGAACTATGAGTTGATGGATCAAATGAAAGAATATGAACCGGAGTTTGATCAAATGTTATTTTATTTACCTCTTGCAGGTTCTTCATTTAAAAAAGTTTATTACGACGAATTACTAGGACGAGCTGTATCAAAGTTTGTCCCTGCAGATGATTTAATTGTTCCGTACACAGCTACCTCATTAGATGATGCGGAAGCAATTATTCATCGAATTAAAATTTCTGAAAACGAATTAAGAAAACAACAAGTTGTTGGTTTCTACAGAGATGTAGAATTAAAACCTGGAAATAATAATTTAACTGATGTTGAACAAAAAGAATTAGAACTAGAGGGCACCGTTAAAACTGGAAGAGACGATGATGTTTTCACTTTACTAGAATGTCATGTTAATTTAGACTTAGAAGGTTTTGAAGATCGAGGACCCGATGGGGAACCAACTGGTATAAAATTACCTTACATTGTAACGATCGAAGAAAACTCTAGAGAGATATTATCTATTAGAAGAAACTACGAACAAAACGATCCTAAGAAATCTAAAATACAATACTTTGTACATTTTAAATTTTTACCAGGATTAGGATTTTATGGATTTGGTTTAATTCATATGATTGGTGGATTATCAAGAACAGCTACATCTGCATTAAGACAACTACTTGATGCTGGAACATTATCTAACTTACCAGCTGGTTTTAAACAAAGAGGAATAAGAATTAGAGATGATGCACAATCAATACAACCGGGAGAATTTAGAGACGTAGATGCTCCAGGAGGAAACATCAGAGATTCATTTATGATGTTACCATTTAAAGAGCCTTCTCAAACTTTATTACAACTTATGGGGGTCGTAGTATCAGCAGGACAAAGATTCGCTTCCATAGCGGACCTGCAAGTAGGAGATGGGAATCAACAAGCAGCAGTGGGTACGACCGTAGCTTTGTTAGAAAGAGGAAGCAGAACGATGTCTGCTATCCACAAAAGAATTTTTACAGCTCTGAAAAATGAGTTTAGATTATTGGCAAGAGTATTTAAATTATACTTACCACCTGAATATCCATACGACGTAGTTGGGGGTCAAAAGATGATTAAACAACAAGACTTTGATGATAGAGTGGATATACTGCCAGTTGCTGACCCCAACATTTTCTCACAGACACAGCGTATTTCCCTAGCGCAAACAGAACTGCAACTGGCAATGTCAAATCCGCAAATGCATAATTTATATCAAGCATATAGAAACATGTATGAAGCGATTGGCGTTAAAGATGTAGACACAATACTAGTTCGACCACAACCCCCACAACCAAAGGACCCAGCATTAGAACACATTGACTCTCTTGCTGGGAAACCGTTCCAAGCATTTCCAGGTCAAGATCACCGAGCACATATGACTGCTCACTTAAGTTTTATGGAAACTAATATGGCTAGAAACAATCCTGTGGTTATGGCTGCATTACAAAAAAATATTTTAGAACATATTTCTTTGATGGCTCAAGAACAAATTGAAATGGAATTTAGAAATGAGTTACAACAGATACAACAAATGCAAATGGCTATGCAACAAAACCCACAAATGGCTCAACAAATGCAAATGCAGTTTAGAATGTTAACAGAAAAAATTGAAGGAAGAAAAGCTGTACTAATTGCAGAGATGATGGAAGAGTTTATGAACGAAGAAAAGAAAATTACATCACAATTTGACAATGATCCAGTTGCAAAACTAAGAGCAAGAGAGTTAGATCTTCGAGCACAAGAAAATGCACGTAAGAAAATGGTTGATGATGAGCAAATTAACTTAAATAAAATGAAAACAATGATGAATCAAATGAATCAAGATCAAAAATTACAACAAAATGAAGATTTAGCACAGTTAAGAGCGGATACATCAATTGAAAAAACAATTTTAGCTGCAAAATTAAAAGATCAAAGAGGTAATTAATGAAAAAAACTGAGAAAAAAATAAAAAAAGTGATGAAAGAGTTTAAAAAAGGTGAATTGAACATCGGAAAAAGCAAAAAGAAGGTAAAAAATCCTAAACAAGCGATTGCAATCGCACTTTCTGAAGCTGGAAAAAGTAAAAAGAAGGTATAATTATGTTTCCTTGGTCAATAATAGGCACTGCACTTAAAACTGGCGCTGAAATTTACAAAAATAAGAAAAAATCTGAAATAATTATGTCAGAAGCACAAATTGTGCATGCTGAAAAGATGAAAAGAGGTGAAATTGAGTACTCTGGACAGATTGCAAAGAATCAAAAAAACGACTGGAAAGACGAATTTGTACTTTTAGTGTTGACATCTCCTCTAGCTATTTTATTTTATTCCGTATTTGCTGAAGATGAAGAGATACAAGCTAAATTAGATTTATATTTTATGAAACTTCAGGAAATGCCATGGTGGATAGTTTCATTGTGGGTATCTGTCGTTGCAGCGATATATGGAATTAAAGCAACTGACTTAATTAAAAC